TTGTTCCTGATTCGCAGGAGTATTTCCAATACATCGAAGGTCGTCTGGGCATCCAGCGCAATGATAACTACGGAGAGCCAGCTATGTCTGAAGCCGCCAAGCCAATTGCACGGCGGTCATCTCCGCCAGCAGCTCCTGTTACCCGCAGCGGTACAGGAACCGGCACAACCCGTCCTAATGTAGTCCGTCTGACGTCTGCTGAACGCGAAATGGCGTCGATGATGCAGATGACGGATCAGGAATATGCACGAAACAAGATCGCGCTTCAGCGCGAAGGCAAGATCTAAGGAGTAACTCATGACAAATGAAGCACCTGCCGCTCGTCGCGGTCGTAAAAGCGCACTGTTTGGCGCAAAAGTAGAGGAAACCAAAGGATCCTTGGTTGAAACTCCGGTCGTCGAAGTGGCTGATGAAGCTCCTCGCCAGCCGTCGCGCCCTGAAATGCGCGAAGAAAGCCCATTGGCTCGCGCAGCTCGTCGTGCTGCCGAAATTAAAAACAATGGCGGCCTGACGTTTGATGGCGTCGATGAGTTTTACATTGATCCGGCTATTATCCCGGAAGGCTGGTCTTACGAGTGGAAGCGCGAGTCCACCTACGGCCAGAAAGACGATACCTATCAGCTTTCTCTCCGCCAGAGCGGTTGGGAAGCGGTTCCTTACTCCCGCCACATCGGTAAATTTGCCGAAGGAACCGGCAACACGATTGAGCGCAAGGGTATGCTGCTGATGGAGCGTCCGGCGGTCATCACCGACGAAATGCGTCGCAAGGATAGCATGAATGCTCGCGCTGCCGTCGATTCGCGCAAACAGACCGTGGACTCTTCCAAGGGTATGCTAGGGCGCGAAGATTCGCGTGTGGCTCCTAAGATCAGCAAGGGCTACGAGCCCATGCTACCGCCTTCCTAATGGCGTTTTAGAGGGGGTTTCGGCCCCCTCTTTACATTTTGCTGATTTATTTGTATGTTATCTCAATCTCCTCTGGGAGATGAAACAAATCTTCCTCGGGGAAGATCGAACCTAGTCCCTGTTTCTTAGTCGGCCCGGCGCTCGATGATGGAACTCTTTAAAAGGAGAATCCGTCATGGCGAATACTTTCGCGCCCAACGGTTTTGCTCAATATATTGGAACGGGAACGACCCCCAGCTACGAACAAGTTTCGGCTGCGATCTCGTCCAGCAACACGACCAACATCTTTTTGAATGATCCTGTGGTTCAGGCTTGCGGCACGACCGGCCTTGGCACTGGTTACATCACTCAGGCTTACGGCCCTGTCACCTTGACGGTGGCTGCTACCGCAATCACGACGAACGCCACGACCGGCGCTTTGACGGTTACGTTCACGGCTGCGACTGCAACGTCTGGCAACCTTCCTACCTCGCCTAACACTTGGGCTCCTCCGGTTGGTTCGACCATCACGATTGTTGGCTCGACCATGACATCCGGCAACTTGAACGGAACGTACCAGGTCACGTCTTCGACGACGACCACGGCAGTTTGCGCCAACGCTGGTGCAACGATCAACGCAACCTCTACCGCTTCTGGTACGGTTACGGTTTATGTGCCGATCATGGGCGTATTTGCTGGTTGCAAATATCTCTCGACGTCGCAGAAGACGACCATCCCAATGCGTTATTGGGGCGGCGCTGACGCCAACGGTGACGTACAGGCTTATGTCATCACCGATCCGAACGCTCAGTTCATTGTCCAGACCGCTAACTCGAACACGACGGCTACCGCTGTCGGCCTTGCTTCGGTCGGCCAGAACATCTCGCTCAACTACAATGATTACACGGCAACCGGCGAAACCAACGGCAACACGTCCAACGGCCTTTCGACCATGTTTGCTGATCAGTATTCATTGATCGGCAACTCCGGCGCTGGCCCTGTTTCCAACTCGTTTTTGCCATTCCGCATCATCTCACTGGCCAATTACATTCCTGGTCAGGTGAGCCCGCTCGCTTCCGTCAACGGAAACGATTCAACCACAGCTTACAACAAGATCGTTGTCGGGTTTAACAACTCGATGCAACGTGGTCTTGCTGGCATCTAATAGGGAGTAGACTACAATGGCTGTTAATCTCTCAGCAATTAAGGATCTGCTCCTTCCTGGCCTTCGTGGTATCGAAGGCAAGTATGAGATGATCCCGTCGCAGTACGACAAGATCTTCACGAAGCATGATTCGAAACTTGCTCTTGAACGTACCGCAGAACTCCGGTTCCTTGGCCTCGCACAGCTCAAGACCGAAGGCGCTCAGACCGCTTTCGATAACGGCGCTGGCGAACGCTACATCTACAACCAGGAGCACACGGAAATTGGTCTTGGTTACGCAATCACCCGCAAGGCGATTGACGATAACGTCTACAAGACGCAGTTCCATCCATCGAACCTCGGCCTTATGGAAGCATTCCAGCAGACCAAGGAAATCTATGGTGCTTCGATCCTGAACACGGCTCAGACCTACAATGCTGCGGTTGGCGGCGACGGCGTAGCACTTTGCTCGACGGCGCATCCTATCGACGGCGGTACTGTTGCCAATACGCCTTCGACTCAGGTCGATCTTAACGAAGCTACCTTGCTGAACGCGATGATTTCGGTTCGCACGAACTTCAAAGATCAGGCTGGCTTGAAAGTGTTTGCTCGCGCTCGCAAGCTCATCGTTCCTCCGCAGCTTGAGCCTGTTGCAATCCGTCTGACGAAGACTGAATTGCGCCCAGGCACTGCCGACAACGATGTCAACGCGATCCTGACCACGGCAGGTGGCTTGAGCGAAAGTTACATGGTCAACGACTTCTTGACCTCGTCCTACGCTTGGTTCCTCCTGACGAACATCGACGGTCTGTCGTACATGGAGCGTGTAAAGTTCGAGTCCGATATGCAGGTCGATTTTGTCACTGACAACCTGCTTGTTAAGGGGTACGAGCGTTACAGCTTCGGCTACTACAACTGGCGTTCGATCTACGGTTCGTTCCCAACCTCGTAATAGGAGAGTAACATGGACGTTAATGGCGGATTTTATCCAAACGCCAATGGCAGTCCGATCTTCCCTGGTACTGCGTTTACCGGCCCTCTGCTGGCCGGTAACGTATTCCACGGCGATGGATCGAGCTCTCTAGCGGGGTTAGGCGAAACCAACATCGGTCAGGCCAACGTAGGTTACGCTCAAATGGTTCAGACTGTGGTTGTTACTCAGCCACTGTCTGGTTCCACGACCGTAACAACTCAGCTTATTATTCCGGCACAGAGCCAGATCACCGACTTCTACGCTATGGTGACTGCAACTGTTACGGGATCGGCTGCCACGTTTGGTATCGGTACGACTGCAAGCAACACAGCATTTACAGCCGCCAACGCTGTTAATGGTGGTACTTTGGGGCAGATTACAAGCATCACCCCTGGCACTTCGGCTACTGCAATTGCGAACTGGGACAACGTCAGTAACGCAACGGCGCAGTCGAGTGGCCCGCAAGATGTTCAAGTAACTGTCACTTTCACAAACCTTGGTTCGTCCACATCAGGCTCTATCACCCTGACTGTGTTCTACATCCAAGGCATTAACAACGCCTCGTAAGGAGATTGACCATGAAGGGTCATAAGGCACATCACCACGCACATGGCGGCAAGGCTCATCACGCTCACGGCGGTATGGCTCACCATGCAAAGCATCGCAAAGCCGGTGGCAAGGCGGAATCGCCTGAACACGGTGTAGACGAGGCTGAAATGGACTTGCGCGACAAACCTATGGAATACAACCACGGCAACCCAGAGCATGAAGCCGAGGCTACCAGCGAGCGCAAGCACGGTGGTCGCGCAAAGCGCAAGCATGGCGGCCATGTCCATAAGCACGTCGAAATGCACGGCGAACACGCTCATCACCATGCTGGCCGCAAGCCACGCAAGTCTGGTGGCCGCGCTGGCGCAGAGTCGCATCCTTTCACTTCGGCTCATGCTGGTACGCCAGCCAAGGGTCGCAAGATCGAAAAGATGACGATGGGTTCTGACGTCTAATCGTCGGATCTGTTGTTCTAAGTATCACGGGGGCCGTTGCGCCCCCGTTTTACTAAAGGGGATTAAAATGACTGCTGCTTGGACAAGATCTGAAGGCAAATCTCCATCTGGTGGCTTGAATGCCAAAGGCAGGGCTTCGGCTCGTGCTGAAGGCCATGATTTGAAAGCCCCTACAAAAGATTCAGATAATCCGCGTCACAAATCATTTTGCGAGCGCATGACCGGCATAAAGCGAAAGATGACCGGCTCTGCTGCTGCCGCAGATCCTGATAGCAGGATCAATAAGTCTCTCAGAAAATGGGGGTGTTAATGTCTGACAAGCCATTTTGGGATAAAGAGCTGCCAAAAGGCCATCACACAAAGCATCTGTCGCATAAGCAAGAGCAAAATGCTAAAGCTAGAGCGAGGATCGCCGGAAGGCCATATCCGAATTTAATCGACAACGCTGCTGCGGCGCGGAAAAAAGGTAAGTAATCATGACCGGTGTCGTCAATCAATCCATTACTCGCGTCGGAGCATATGAGCCTTTCGAGCTGCAAGTTTCTCGCGGCCAGATCAGCCTTCATTCGACCGTTAGCATTTTTGGTTATCAGGCCGCTATCCCGACGAGCGGTTTTATCCCAGTTTGGGAAAA